TGACGACGCCAAGTTTTCTACTGAACCGCCAGAGCCACAAAGTGTAGGAAAACAACAAGAAGATAAAGGGTTCCCTACATCACGAGAGTTAGAACAAGGGCGTACTGCACAAGAGTTAACAGCAGAGCGTGACCGGCTGTTGAAAGAAACAGTTGGGGGCACATTATACGACGCTGTAAAGAACGTAGAACGTAACGCAAATAGCAAAGCCGAAGCCTTTATTGCGAACAAAGTAGCAGCGTTAATGAAGCGGTTAGAGCGTGCTGGCGTTAAATTTAACTACGCTATAGCAGATATAAAAGGTAACCAAGAAAGAAATGGTATATCGGGTCAAACCATCTTCCCACTTAGAGCAAGAACTGGGTCTATAACTGAATATACAGCAACTGTTCGTTTGACCCTTACCAACGATGCAACAGCAAGACATAACGGAGTAAATCATAGGATTCTTCTGCATGAAGCAATACATGCTGTAACTCTTGTATCTCTTAGACTAGCCGCAGACCCTACATGGGCTAAGGCTAATAAAGGATCTAAGTTACTTAAAGACGCGCAAGATTTACAGACGCTTACCGAAACAATACAAAACCACTTAAAAGAAAAACTAGAAACCTACGAGAAAGGCTTGGGAGGAATGTCTTCGTTTGAATTTGAAGCAGTTAAGAAATTTAACAACGCTGTTGAAGACGCTGATGAAGTTCTGGCATGGGCGTTGACTGATAAAGACATGCAAAATCTTTTAGCTAAGATCCCTTATGATAAGGGCACCGGAGTGGTAGGTGATGCTAAAACAGCGGCAGAGCTAGCGTTCGCACCTCAAAAAGATAAACCGTCACTGCTTTCTGAACTGTTTGACAAAATACGC